GCCAATTGGTCTAGTCTTTGGCTTTCTTCAAGCACGTATGCTTCACACTTAATTGAGCCGTTTTCAACAGCATTAAAAATAACGCTCATATTTGTAGAAGTTGCAATTCCTTTTCCATCTCTAATTTTTGCACCAAGCGCGTATCTAGATATTGACATTTTTAAATTTTCCTATTTGCCCGTTTTAGAGACATTTCCGTGTTTAGTATATTCAAGTTCAGCACCTGCATCATCACCCCTAGCATCACCTACAGATTCTTTCATAATTGTGCCAACATTGTAGAGTGGAGCTTTGTTGTATCCGCTGTGATCTAAGCCTGGAGGTAGATCGTGAATAACATTTAAGTTAAATGATATTTCAACACCCCGGGGTGCCCTAGAATTATAATCAGTTTCCCAAGTAAAGTCATTGTTGTACCAACTAAACTGTACACCATCAAGTACTCCTGCTAAGCCTCTACCCGCAGTAGACTCTAGAGCTCTAGTAAACGGGTTGTTTTCTGGTTGCATAAACTTCTCTGTTTCATTTGCGTAAAGCTCTTTAATCATGTCAACCGCTTCAGATCCTAAACCGAAAGACCTGACAGAATCTGAAACAAATCGATCGACCACGTAATCTAACATCGATCTGGGTTGCGCGATTGCCAAAAACGCACCAGCACCGGCAAAGAATATGTCTCTCGGGTCAGGCAACAAATACTGGTGGTCAACATCTATTTCTTTTTGAAAAACATCAGAAGGAGCTGATATATCAACAATTTTAACAACGTAACTAGTCCTTGTATAAGCATTGTCTTTTGTTTCGAGCTTTACGAAATTTTCATCACTAACATATAAATTACTACTGTTAGTCATATCTATTTTTTCGCTTGATCTTTTTAAAACAACAGCCTTTAAAGGTCTATCGTTTCTAATCACAGTTCCATCACTAGCACGATAGCCTCTAACAATATTGCTTTTTACTAAAACTCTTGTCTGTGATGTATAACCAAAATCATCTGTGGATGTTGGCCGGCCGAGAACACCTTCTGCTATGTCTCTAGCGATTGAGGCACCATAAGAGGCTATGGAATCTTGAGAGGAGCTATCTGAAGATAACGCTCTAGAGTTAGGATCGATTAAATTTCTTAACACTACACCCGGACCAAGCGGGTTAACAAATCCGTTAATTAGTAGATTGCTTAGAGCATTTCTACCTATTGTTAAACCCTGTGTTCCTCTTCTAGATTCTGCAGATGTAGGTATATACTGCAACGGGGTACCCATAAATACATAAAAAGCTTCAAGTAAAATTTCAGAAAGTGTCAACCCTACATTGTTTGCTTTTCCTTTCGCTTTTTTAACTATCTTTTTTCCTGTTGTATCTGCAGTACCTGTCACTGCATTGATGTTCTGATCACCAATACCGAACATTCTTGCTAAGTTAAACCTAGAGTAATTTGATTTAATTACATCTCCAACTCTCAGGCGTACGATTGGTGAGGCGCCAAGTACTTGACTAAAAGGCTGAACAAATCTATCAGTCCCGTCAGAACTTAGCTGCGTACCCTGCGTCCACTGCGGGTATAGTAGCGTTGTCAGTTTATTAATTTTATACCACATGCTGTCAAAATCTTCTTTTGACGTTGCATAAATAACAAAACCCACACTAACAGTCCTTGATGTTGTTCTGTAGATTTGAACAGGATCCATACGCCCGTAACCTGTAACAGGATTGTAGTCTGCTTTAATATTGTCATTTAAAGAAGTTAAAAAAGCATGAAACGAAATTATTTCATTTGTTCGAAGATCTTGTATGTAAAAAGGTACGTACTCTGCTTCTAATTTATTTTCTAATCTCTTTACAACGTCATCTGGGATTCTGTTGAATGATCCGGCATGTTGTCTATCTAAGTAAGTATTTTTAACTAAAACACTAGATAGCATACCACGTGCGGGGCTAGCTCCATCCAAAACTGTATTCAGGTCTAGAGAAGCCTTTACAACGTTTCTTGGTAGTAAATACATTGATGGGACACTACCTTGGCGCCAAGATAAGCTTAGAGGAGATTCTGCTCCGTCATCTCTTGACTTACCAACTCTAGACCCGGGTCCAGCAGGAATTGAATCTACATTATAGGGCCTTCTGGTTGAAACTGATCTTTGAAAAAGACCGTGATTTGACTTAAAGAATATGTCACCAATAGTGGCAGCTGCATTGGCAAACCTTACTAACTTGTTTGACTTGACTAAGTCGACAAGTGTAGATACTTTGTCGCCTAAATCAGATTCAAAACTTTCTAATCCAGAAAAGGCACTAGAAAGCTGATCAAAGCTTTTTAAAGTAGAAGACGCAATACTTAACCAGTATCCAGGTGCTTGGTTGATATGATCATAGTCTTTGACATCATTCACCTCATCTTTAGAACCAAACATAACCTCTATTCCTTTTTCGTAACAAGCTGCATAAGGGTAGTCTGTCCTAATCAGTACGAGCTTTTTAAGAATATCCAGTTCTAGAGAGTTAAGCTGTTTATAAGCACCCATGATATGTGGGCCTGGTCCGTTGTAGGTTTTGTCAAGTGTTGCGTAAGTATCACTAGTCTCTTCAATGTCTCTTAGGTCTTTAAGCTTAATAAACTCAGATATCTGATCCATGAAGTCAGATGTTATCTTTTTAAGTGCAAGACAGGCGATCGCAGCTTTTAGTTTTAATATTTTTTTTCCTCTGCCTGAAAAATTAACATTCGGTGTATTAATTACCCCAAATGCCTTGGTGGAATCTGCCTCAGGGTCGTCAGAAAAGAAGTCTCCCCTGTTGTCTCTTGTACTGTTCCCCAACATATCTTCAGGCGCGCCTTTAGCGTACTTAGGTCGGCTAGATCTAAAGTCTATTTTTCTGTAGCCCGCATCAGTAATTAAGTTATCAAAAAATTCTGCATCTCCAATTTGTGCCTCGAGATCTTCTACGCTGACAGAGTCACCAGGTTGATCTCCTGAGTCATACCCGGATGCTTTATATAGTAAACTAAGCCCCACCTCTTTAAGTTGATCTAAAGTAACGTTATGATCATTTAAATTAAAGTCTCCAAAAATATTCTGGCTGATTAGTTTACTCTCATCTTCAGAAGCTTCAAAGTCGCTAATATTGCCAGCCTTGTTTGCATATGCATCTTTCGTCCCAACATTTGCAAATCTATTGTTTCTAATCAAGACGTTGTTGACAGCTTTTACAACGTTATTATCTTCGCCCTCCTGATTAGAAAGTGTCTCGCCAGAATTTGAAAGTGGTTTTCCCTCAATGTCTGTCAGCAAGTTGTGTGAGTCACCTGATGCCGAAGTCTTGTCTATTAGACTGTCAAGTTGTGTTCCAGAGCTGTCAAAATATTGGCTGTTACTGTATTGATTAAGTTGGCCGGCTTTTTCTGTTCCTTGCTCAACATAGACTTTTTCTGCGCCTTGCTCTTCAGCCAAAACTAGTGAGTCGCCTCTGTTTGAAGACGCAGCCCTTTCGTTTCCTGGGTTGATACCGAAGACGTTTTCTGCATTTTCAATTATGTAATTTAAGTAGTCACCTAGTAATCCGGCTGGTTCATTGTCTAAATCGAGTAGAGGCTCACCTGTGTTAAGATCATTACCTAGATCAAAATTAGCCTCTCTACTTACTTCACCCGTCTTGTTGTACCCTACTGATATGGAGTCTGTTCCGAAACCTTTCATGTTTAAAAAGTTTTTTAAAGTTTCCCTAGACATCTTTCTTCCCCGCGCCAAACTTATCTTCTAGGGTCTTGACAAACGCCTGCTTGTTTTTATCAGATTCTAGAAAAGTATACAGACTTTTTGTATTACTGTTGATAGATTCAATATACTTTACAATATAAGCTCGTTCTTCTTCGTTTAAGTCAAAACTAGCAACCATTCTGTGTAGATAATCTAGTAAATTTTCACTCATTATGAGACCTCAGATGATGTTGTCATTTTAAAACTTTCGCCACCTGTACCTTTATAGTTCATTAGATAGCGCGCTATTGGTGTACCATCGAGCGTCACAACATTTTGAATTATAGTGTCTTTATCTGTCATTTTCTTAACAGAATCCTGCAATGCCTCAACAGTACTTGTTAACGCTTCAACTTTTTCGTTGCTTTGTTGCTCAGCATTTGTAGCAGCCAAGACTGCCTTCTCATTTAACCCCTGCAACTTTTCAATTAAATTAGGCGATTCAACTGAAATTTTTGCATTACCTTCTTCTAGCATGCTAAAAAGTGGACTAGCGCCTGCCAAACCCTTAACTTGTTCTGATAATGTTGCTTTAAATGTTGAAAATACAGTACCTACTTTCTTTGCAGTCTCAGGTGTTATCAGTTCTTTAATACCGTCCAAGATACCGTCAAATATAACCTGCCCACTAGCTGGTGCAGGGGATTTGCTCTTCAGCCCTTTTTTGTCTAGTTCTTTATCAATGCCGGCCTTGTACTGTTCAATAGTTCCTTTTATAGTCTCGTCAATCTGCTTCTTTCTAACAGAGTCATCTATTTTCATGCCCTTGTCTATTTTGTCTTTACTAGCTTCGATAATTGCGTCAGTTGCATCGACGCCAACGTCAACCGCGCCGCCAACTGACCCTAAAACCATGTTTCTAAACTCAGGGCTTCCAAATTGGCTAAAAGCTAATTGAACCATGTTGGCGTAACTAACAGATCCGGTCTTTTCAAGCTTGGTAATTTCTTTTCTTAACTCTTCTATGTCTTTGGCACCCAAACCGCCAATTTCACTAAGCGAACCTCTTATTCTTTCTAGTTCACCCAGGTAAACCGTGCTAAAGTCTGTTGTTCCGCCGACCGCTTTTGTTGTGTTCCTGACGTATTCTTGAACTTCTTGATATCCTGGTAAAAACTTTTCTGGATCGACGACCATTTTGCCTTTCATAATTGTAAATTCATCACCCAGCTGTTTAGCATCTCTGGACAGCGGATCCATCATTTTTCTTTTCAGTTGATTTTTCATGTCTTCACCTGATTTGCTAACCATAGACATCTGCTGTGTCATCGTGTCAAAACCAGAGTCGATTTCCTTCTGAGATGCACTTACACCTTCGACATCAAGAATTCTATCTTCCTGCATGAAGTTTTCAAAGTCTTGCACAGACATACCCATCTGTTGGGCAGCTAGTTTCTTTTCAGCTAGCGTCATGTCTTCGATAGCTTTGCCGCTGTCCATGAAAGCTTCGCGCATTCTGTACAAAAACTCTTCTTGATCTTCGTTAGCCAACTGCATCATTTCCATTGCATCAAAATGCACACCGAATACTGTTGTTAAGTTTCCTAAGCTTTCTGCAGCACTATCAAAGTTCATAAACTTATCAACCATGCCGCCAAAACCTCTATACGAGAGGCCGAGCTGATTGAGAGCCCCTGCAATTCTAGCTGCTTCGTCTACTTGAACGTTACCAAATCTCTCAACGTCTGTGATAATGTCAGCAATTTGACCAGATATTTCTTGAAAAGAAACTCCGGTGTGTGATGCAACTGCATTTGCATGCGCAGAAATTTCATCAAAGACCTTTGTTGAAGCTTCACCAGACAGAGATATTTGTCGTTCTAAGATTTCTGAAACTTTAGTATTTGAGATTGCTAGACCTTTTTCCATGACAGACAGCTTTTTAAGGTCTTTGTCTGTCATCTCATTTATCTTGAGTGACTGTCGCTGAGCCAATTCTTCTCTAATTTCTAGGTAGTTTCTACCAACTTGAGCCTCATCATCGTAAAAATTGGTCAGAACATCTATTTGATGCTTCTTTCCGTCGATCATTCTTGTCGTGGTGAGTCTGAGAGCCTTCTCAGTATTACCTAAGTAATCTGAATAGATAGAATCAATGGCATTCATCGTAGTCTTTGAGGTCTCGTTAGTGACATTAGTAATGTCGCCTAGCCCGCCGAACAAATCTTGAATCGTGTCATATTTGCTATTTGCCATGTCGACAGTTCTGTTAAACATATTCATGGCAGAAGTCCCGGCACCAATTGCAGTATCAACTGCGCTGCCCATTTTAGACATCGCTTCTGTCAGCTTTTCTGTCTTTTTGCCGCCGGCGTCCAAAGACTTGTTTAAATCGCTACTTAGGTCAGCCTGCGTTTTTATTTCGGTACGCTTTTTGTCAGTTCCGGCGCCGCCGCCGGTGCTAGAAGAACCTGACTGTTTTTTGACCAGGTCATCGATTGCTGTTGTTTGCTTTTTAATAACCCCGACAAGGCTTTGTATCTCTTGTATTAGCTGCTGTGACACTTTCTACTCCAGCCTCCTTATAGATTTAAATATCTATGAGGAAAATTTATTTTCTAACATTTGATTAAACTTGTCAAAACCAGCGCTGTCACTGCTAGGTTGATTGGAAGGTTTTACTGCCTCTTCGTACATTTGGTTTCGTTTGTCAAAGTGCTTTACTAGTCTGTTGATGTACCAGTGCCTGTATCTAGTTGGCATCCTCCGTATATCTTGATATGACATGTTTAAATGCATTTGCAAAACGAATGATTCTTCTAAGAATTGTTCCTTCCAATCATGTACTGGGCCAAAAAAAGTCTGATGTAATCGGGATTGCCGATGTATTTTGTTTTCCGCAATTAGAACAGCCAAAAGAACAAGACATTTCCATACCGGGTTCATTTTCTTGTATAAACTTTCTGAGACTTCTAGAGTCAAAAGCAGGCATGTTCATAATAAAATGCTTGATTTTGTTTTTATCAGTTACATGATCGACTTGTTGTATTGCAACTTCTAAGTTACCCGTAATTTTAGATTCAACCATCATCTTAATGTGATTCTTGAGTGACTGCTCTTTAAACGATCTTTCTCTGTCGTCTCGCAGGGTTGCAAATTTAAAGAGTACTTTTTTCTTAGTTACGGGCAAATTATATTCAAAGAGGTTTTTACCTTCTTCTACAGGATCTATTGTTAATCTCCTAATTGGTATTTGAGAAAGATCAATAGAAAATTTATTTTCGTGATTGCAACTAGAACAGAATGCTCTGACAGGATATTCCGGACCATACCCAGTGATTCTAATTGCTAACATGAGAGCGTTCCTATCGCCCAGTATCATGTCCTTTGCATCAATATCATCTAAAACGCAAGAGTCGATCAAATGATCTAGAACAGTGCCCTCTTTGATTAGTGCCGAAGACGACAGTATGTCTTCTTCTCGCGCTGTCATTGCTTTAATCTTAACTGATTCTTTTTTATATAAACTGCTCTCTGCGTCGTAAATTAAGCCTTTAGACGGTACTGGGACTAATTCGACCGGTATTTCCCAGCCAAATTCTTCTTTCATGACGTTGACTCTTCCAACGTGATCTTTTGCGTTTGACATACTCTTACCTCTTTTTGATGTATAAAAAAACCCTACAGTATTGTAGGGTTTGAAATTAAGTATGTAAAACTAGAAAAAACTAGAACTGTAAAACACAATTATCAAATTTTAGCGACATGTCAATCATCATGATGTCATCACTTCCGTAATCTAAAGTGTTAAAATTGACAGAATTTATAAACGCACCTTTAATATCCCACAGTTCAACAACAGTTCCAATCGGATCTAACATTTTTAACTGAATATCTCTCTTGTAAAAATCAGCATATCCGGCTCTACCTGAAACAGATTCGTAGTGTGTTCTAATCCATTCCATTACTTGCTGAGCTCCAGATGGTGCAATCGGATCGTGAAGCTTGACTGACAAATCTTGAAATTCAAGCTTTGAAGCTATTCTTCTGTAACTGTTTATAAAATCAATTTTCTTTTCTCCGATGTTAACGGTAGGTCTGTTTGTTGACGCAACCAAGAACGCATCGATACCTTCTATCGCAAGAACCCATCTATAATTTCTTTTTGGTTCAAACTTGTTAGGTAGCATATCGGTAACTGATAATGTTTCTGCCATTTTTATCTCCTAATTCTTTAATATATATCTTAACGCAACGAATTATAACAGTTCTGAACCTGCATTTGTTACAACAAAGTCTAGTGCAACAAATTCTACAGTTCTTGTAGGTTGAAGGAATATCTTTCCTCGAATTGTATTATTTTCTACATCAGCCTGTGTTGTGGTTGTCGTATCAATAATAACTTTGTATCTGTCAACACCGCTCAACTCTTGAACTCTTTGAAGTACAGGGTTGACTAACGATGAGAATTTCTCTAACGTTTCTTCTCTGTTGGGTTCAAAAAGAAGTGTATTAGCAATATTTCTTACAGATCTTCTGACACTAATTAACAGCCTTCTAACGTTAACTCTATCAAGTGCAGATGATCGCTGTAAAAGTGTTTTCTGACCCCATACAGTTATACCTGTACCTGGAAAAGCTGTAATCGGATTAATGTCTGAATCATATAGGTCATCTAGATTTGTACGATTAAGCTTAACTGTTGTTGATTCAACAGCATCAAGTGCACCACGACTAAATCCTGCAGGAGCAAACCATGGGTGTCCAATTCTATCATTTAGTGCATATGCGCCAAGTACAGCAACTGAGGGAGGTACAGAAACTAATGCTCTAGTTTCAGGGTCTTCGACCGTAACATCTGGAAAATAAGTCGCGGCAAAAGAAGTGTCCAATGCTCTGTTTTTGAGGTCACTGACAGTATTTAGCACGTGTGGTCTCTGGACTGAAGATGTGATAACTGTGTTAAACTGATCTCTTTCTTCAATGTCCATAATATACATAGCATCAAATCTAGATTCTACAGCAGATATTGCGAAGTCTGTGACTGAAGGGTGTCTCATTCCTGGGATTGTAAGTAGTTGAATCTCAGTATCAGATTTTGAACCCATAATATCAATTGCTTTTCTAAACGATGCAACAGTTGAACCGGCTGTGCCACCCTGACTACCGTCATCAACCATTTCTCTTCGGGCTGCCACGTTTGTTAATTTACTTTTTTCTTGATTGAATATGTTTGTACCGTCAAACCCACCTTGCAATGGAAAAGTAAATTTCGCATATTTTCTATTTGAAACACTGTCTAAGTCGTTGACTTGAAATTTCCTTGTTTTTGCCGGTTCGTCGTTAGAAATATTTCCTGCACGAATATACTCAGCATCTTTCCAAGCGTCAGTTCTAGCTAGCTTATCAGAACCTGTGTGAACCTTGATGTTTTCTAAACTGAACATATTTTTGTTAAACCGGTCGGAATCCAAAACGGTACCGTTAACATCAGCTGTGCCTGCATTTCCGCCTACTGAGAAAGAAAGTGTGTCTGTTCTATGCGTTGGAAAATGCTTTACAAAAGAATTCCAAGAAGTATCCGGTAAACTTATTTTGTTAGGTTGGGCAGGATCAGTCTTTCTAGCGGTTTGCATACCCCAGAAAAATCTCACGTCAGCTCTTTTGGTAACTCCTGTGCCTACCGCAATATTCTGTCGATAAGGAAGTGGTGGCTCCACTGTTCTTTGTAAAAAGTCAGATGAGGTGTATTTTGAGTCTGCTTCACCACAGAGAAGAGCACCTGAAGTAACTAGGTGCCTAGGGCCTCTAAAACCGACGGGAAGCGCTTCGTCTGGCACTTCTTTCTTTTTGATAGCATCTGACAGTTGTACCCTAATAAATCTAGATCTAACTGGGTGTGTACCGTCAACTATTATTTTTTGAGATTCTAAATCATTATCAAAATTAAAGAATATTTTTTGATCTCCGATCGCGCGAGCCACATATCTTGCAGAGCCTGGATCTAAACTAAGGCCTCTAAATGATTCCAAGACTCTCTTTTCATCATCTGTATCTGCAAAGTCCCTAACAATTAAATCAAAAGTACCAAATTTATCAACGTCTGAAGTACTTCTTGTAAGATTTTCTATTGATATTTTGATTCTTGTTGCGTCTCCCTCACCGTCATTTATTGACTCAACCTTAAACAGGTCATAAGCATCACTAAATACTTGTGATATCACGAACGGTGATGACGGAGCAGAGAATCTATCTTGAAAATCTTCATAGTCAATTTCTGTATCGGTGGAGGCAAGACCTCTTCCTTTTGATCCTGTTAACAAGAAGCCTATGTCTAATTTGTTTCCATTCTCAATCCCAGGTGTTAGTACACCGCTACCGGTGACGTTTGCCATAGTAGGATACAGATCATAATGACTGTATAGATAGTGACCTTTTTCTTCTATCTTAAGTGGGTCAGTGTTAAATACATTTGGAAAGTAGTTTGGTGCTGTCATATCAAACGAAGCTGTGATCACTGTTGGTTTATCCACAGCACCTTTGTACCCGTTTAGCATCATAACAAATTCTTGTGAACTTAAATCAACAGAACCTGTGATACCACCCTTTCTTCCAATTATTCTACCAGTTGCGTCTGTCCCTTCTTCTGTAGCAACAGGAGCAGCATCTCGCCCAGAGGCTAAGTTGTTACCACTTAAGTGAAGAATAACACCACTTGGCGCAAGAACTACCCCGCGAAGTATTGGAACTGATATGACTCTTTCTCCACCCGCAAAAGATTGATTTGTGCATGGTGCAAATGCTCCGGAGTCATGTTGAATATTGCCCGTATTACCTTCTGCGCCCACTTGATTCACAATAAGTGTTATCTTTTCGTTACTAGATCCTATTTCAGCAGAAACTCCCACAACACCTGCTGTTGTGGATCCTGGGCCACCTGTTGCTTTTGATGTAGTAGTATCTGACCCGTCTAACCCTACTCCGTTAATTACATTTCTTATTTTCGTTGCCAAAGCACTTGCGCTTAATCCACTCGCACCAATACCGATCATATTGGGTCCGTCATGATTTGCACCAACGGCATCAGCAAAATTAACTTGAATTCTTGTTCGGGTAGAGTCGTGTTCACCACCAGCAGCAACAGGCAATAATATTGACAGCACAAAATTACCTGACGCACCAGTTGTGGTTATAGCGTCTACAATTTTTGCTTGAACATCAGGTCCTGGTGATTGTATTCCTGCTTCACTAAAAATAGTTGAACCATTTGATTCAGAATGAAATGCCCCTAAGAAGTAAGTTCTTCCGGCAGGAACATTTGCGGGAGTTGCTAAGTTTGCACTGGCATTGTCGCCTACCAAGCCGTTAGCTTGAACTGCTTTGTCGCCAACGACGAATCCAGCATTTGTAACAACACCTGACGTTGATCTTTGTTTACCGTCGCCAGCACCTAATACTCGCAAATATGTACATGATCTTGCACTTTTTAACCATTCATTAACAGCAATCGGGCCAAACTTTTCACCGTCAGCCCCTCCGAATATTGAATTAAATTCGGAAAAAGTTGCAAATGTTATTGGCACAAAAGCTGGACCGGCAACTGCAGTACCTATAATTCCAGCTGGTACACCTTGAGGACCTGTTGGTGTCGGTCCGGATAGATCGATCTCTCTTGTGCTAACACCAGCTGATTTAAATGTTAATTCTGCCATGAATATTCTCCAATTTTTCTTATATTCTTATATATCATCATTCGAAACTAACGCCTGAATTTGTAATAATAAAGTCTACAGCAATAAACTCAACAGCACGTGTAGGTACAAGTATAATCCTACCGTTCAGTCTGTTTTGCTCGATGTCTTCATTTGAATTATTTGATGAATCCATAACAATCTTAAATCGATCAATCCCTTGTTGAGACTGTATCACTGAGAGTAGAGGAGTAACTTGAGCAACAAATCTTGCTCTTGTACTTGGCGTGTTTTGTTCAAAAATGATTCTGTTTGCAACTTCAGATACGATTCTTTTTACTTCCAATAACATCCTTCTGACATTAACTCTGTCTAATGCTGATCTTGCCTGCTGCAGTGTTTTTTGTCCAAATATTACAAACCCACCGTTAGGAAAGTTTGCTATTGGATTAATTCGAGCTTCATAAAGAATGTTTCGATCTTCTGTGTTTAGTCTAATTTCTGTGTTAATTACTTCTTCAAGCGCACCACGATTAAAACCAGCAGGAGCAAACCAAGGGTAGGCAACTGAGTCGTTGTGTGCTAAGGCGCCAATTGCTGCAATAGATGCTGGCATGTTGACAGCATCTCCATTCACCGGATCGTTTTTAATAACGTCAGGAAAGTATGTCGCGACGTAATTATTGTCTAACGCTCGACCTTCGAACTGTTCAACAGTTTTTCTAACATTTGGTCGAGTTGTCGCGTCATCATAGAGCCTATTAAGTTTGTCATCATATGCTGGCATGTCAAGTAGGTAAATTGCTTTACTATAATCACGAGTTAGCTCACTTACATGATCTGTGACAAAACTATCTCTAATTCCAGGAATTGTTATGATGTTAACTCTTGAAGCCAGCGGGTCGGTAATAATAGAAGCAGCAGCTCTGTATGAACTAACTGTATTGTTATCCGCGCCAGAACCAGGATCTGAAACTGAATTTAAATGTTCATATGACAATATTGTTCCTGCAGCCTTACCACCGCTATCAGACGATGATGCTTTGTCATTCATCAATCTTTGGTCTCTATCTAAGAAGTTAAGACCGTCAAAACCGCCGTGCATCATGTTAGTAAACTTAAGATAATCTGAAAATCTATTAAAGAACGATGAAGAAACTGCCGAAACAAGCGAAGCAAACGTGAGTCTGTTTTCAGCAGTTGATGTTACATCTTTAACATCATACCTTGGAGTGATAGGTGTTTTATTTCTAAGATAAGCTGCTTCTCTCATATGCGCTGCAGCTGTCCCTGTAATGTAATGTTTGACCGCACTGTTTAAATCAGCATAAGTTGCAACATCATCGATATTGTTTAGTGCAACTCTTGCTAAAGTAAATTTATTGTTGCAAAACTCATCTGCACCAGACCCAGTGTGAAAAACGTCTAACTTATCAATTCCTAAGAATTTTGAATAAGCGCCGATAAGTGGATTTGGTGTTGCAGAAGCATTAGATGCTAAAACAGCATTTCCGATTGTGCCAGTCAGCGGAAGTCTTTCAAACTTAACACCCCAGAACAGACGACTGTCTGAAAGCTCGAGTTTCCCGGGGAAACCTGTAAATGCCGGTGAAGTGGTTGCAGACACTAATCCTCTTGTTGCTTTAAATCTAAGAGGAACTGGCGGAACTACTGAGAAATACAGATCGCCGTCCGAGTCAGAGTGGTGACTAGATTCACCGGGTGATTCAACATATCCTATCCTTGTTCTGTTAGAACCTAGCGGGCTAGGCGCTGCATTGTCATCACGCAGTGCATCATTAAGCTTAAGCGTTGGAAGACCTCTAAAGCCAAATGGAAGTGTTTCTTTCGGTATATCACCGTCTTCAACTTGTTTGGTCATTACTATTCTTACGTAAGCAGACCTATTTGGTCTTTTACCGTCGACATTAACTCTTCTTTCAGATTCTGATTCTGCATCAAAATTATACGAAACCTTCATGTCACCAATCATAGATGCCACGTAATTTTCATCTGCAGGATTAAGTGTACATTGATTGTATTGTTCTAAAACTTTCATATCAGTGTCAGTATCTGTAAAGTCTCTTACCAAAACTGTAAAAGTACCGTACGGATCACGAGGGTTAGTCGATCTTCTTAAGTTCGATATAGAAACCTTAACACGATTATTTCCAGCGACTCCGTCATCTAAGGATTCAAAATGAAATAAGTCATACTCAGTCGATCCAAAAGGTTGTGATATGAAAGAGGTTGTCTTTGCAGCTGTGTATCTTGTGTTGAAACACCCAAAGAGCTCTCTAAAAGGCATAGCAGTATCACCACCTGCAGAGGTTGTACCTGTAGATCCAGAAGTCACAACAACTGAGTACTTAGTAGGATTTGAAGGATCTTGAGTCACTTTTGCAACTTCACTCTCAACAGAAAAGTCTGCGTATAGCATGTGCTGCTCTGACTTAAATCTGTCAGGGTTGGTGTTCAGTATCTTGCCAATATAGTAGTTGCTAGTTGGATCAAGTGACGCTGTCAATATTCTAACGCCTGCAAAGCCTTCATCGTTTTTAAATGATGTACCCAGTGCAGAAGATATAACCAGTTTAAACATGCCCTGTTTTTCAGATCCATCGTATTCACTAACTGTTGCGGTATCGTCAGATGTGCCGGCAGCTGTGTAATTTCCGTCATGGTTCATTACTTCTAGTCTGGCCCCGGATGCAAGAAGTACCATGCCTCTCACCAAGCCCACAGTTGCGTCACCGGCTATATTAAAAGTATCATTGTCAGTAAAGATAGGATAACCTACAGTTTCGTATTCTGTACTAACTGTGTGAGAAGCAGCTAAGAACTGAACTGAACCTTCATGGCGCTCGTTGGTAACTCCGGCGATGTCACCAGGGCTGAGGTTGGCTGTACCGGCTTTTGACCCAGAAATCCTCAAGCCTGCGTTTTTAACAGTGCCTTTAATCTGCGTAACAGATATGTCACCTGATGTATTGTTAGCTCCTGCACCTAACACACGTATGTATGTCAAGGCTGTTCTTTTTTGCAAAAATGCATTCACTGCATAAGGCCCAAACATCTCTGGGTCTAAAGTACCAAATTTTCTCTCAAAATCTAAAAAAGATCCAACTGTCACTGGAACAAATGCGGGCCCTTTAAGGGCTGTCCCTATTACTCCTGCAGGCACACCTTCAATTGTTCTTGTTCTTCCAGACAGGTCAATTTCTCTTTCAAAAAAACCCGGTGATCTGAATGTCTGTTCTGTCATCAATCACTCCTATTTAACATACATAACTATCGTCTTAAATGTGAAATTTCTATTGTTTATCATTCGTATTGCCTTTCTATTTTTTTAATTATCAAAGAAGAGGCAACAGTTTCTCCGGCGCGCTTATTTCTTGTCAGCACTTTTGAGAATTCGACTTGAGACTCACCAGTAAAAGGATTGACAATTATATTTTCAAGTTCTTCTGAAGATTGTCCTCTTTTAAGCTCTTCTCTCAGATCCTGTGTGCTTTTTAAATCGCTTAAGACGTTTTTTTGAAATGTCTCAGGCTGTCGCTCTGGTTGATTATTTTCAACAATTTTTGCTCTATTTTCCTGATACCCAAAATCAATTACTGGCGCAGACGTATAAGCCCGCATGAGATTAGGTAAACCTGGGTGCTTAGGGTTAATGATATACCCAGGAACAGAAAGACTGATCGTGTGTTTTATTACT